TGGACCATTGGTGTTGGACACACTGGACCAGAAGTTGTTAAGGGGCTGACGTGTTCAATGGAACAGGCCCTACAATGGCTCAAGGAGGACTCAGAAGAGGCTCAGGAGGCGATTAGACAATCGGTTGAGGGGTTACTAACTCAAAACCAGTTTAACGCCTTGGTGAGCTTTGTATTCAATGTGGGTATTAATGCTTTTAAGAAAAGTACAATGCTTAAGTTGATTAACAAGGGTGACTTTGATGGTGCTGCTAAAGAGTTTACTAAGTGGAACAAAGACAATGGTAAGGAAATCCTAGGCTTATCCAAGCGTAGAATATTAGAACAATCTGTGTTTGAAAAGACATAGACGTAAAAAAGCCCCTAGGCCGTAATAGCTTAGGGGCTTTTCTTTTGTCTAAAATTTAACCAAAGATGGAGAGTCTAATGAATCCTAGGTGGATACCCACAACCCAATTGAACTCATCTTCTTCATCTTCTGTGATGTGCTCAATACCAAATACTAGACCAGTGATAAAATCAATTGACAGGGACATGTGTATAATCCTCTGGGTTACCTAAACATCGTGAATAATACTCTGTCTGATCCACAGAGACTGCTCCACATTTACATGTTACGAAATGTCCAGGAAATTTAGACTTGATAATATCACCGCACTTATTGCATTTAATAGGTGTTGGATTAAACTCCATGGGAGCCTTTGAATAATTACTATGATCCACAGGTTCCACCACCGGTCAAATCACAGATGTCAACTTCTTCATATACAACATCCTTATGTTTAATTGCTTCCTCATATGGCACTGCTGTCAAGGGTTGACCTCCACGACTTCCATCTGGATAGCAGGTGAATCCGCGTAGCCTTGGTGCATAGGACGCAAGAACTCGTGTAAACTCGCTAACTTTGTCATCGTTGTTGTGTTTGCTTCCCCAAGCTGGGAGATTAATTGTTGAGGAAATTGACATGTCAACATAATCCTGTATGTCCGCTTGGAATTTGATTCGTTGCTCATAATTTTCCGATAGTTCTAGGGCTGACTGGATTGACTCTGGTTTAACTCCGAACTTGTTGATGAGGAGGTCTGCTGTCCCGTCAACAACGTATTGATACTTCCACTTTGTACCTTCCGTAAGAAAACGTCGTTTATAAGCAACTGCAAAGAGAGGTTCAATTCCAGTAGTTGTTCCAGCAAGGATACCGATACTTCCTGTAGGGGCAATCGCTCGATATGCTGCTGGGCGGCTAATAAAGAAGCGATCACAGTGCTCGTCTGCTGCTCGTTTTGATTCATCTCGATAAACTTTCAACCATTCATGTAGTTCTGGGGTTACTTCGTATTGGTATCCTTTCTTGAGAAGCCACTCGTGGATACCCATGAGCCCAAGGCCCAAGCGTCGGTTCTTTTCCCTGACCTTGTACACCTTGTCGTAAGGAAGATCGGCGCGCAGGGTACCGCAGACGAGAAATTTACTTGCAAGCGATACAACCGATCTGAATTCGTCCAGACTTGAAATATTGCCCAGATTGATGCTTCCAAGATTACAAACGTCTGAGTCATCCTCTGAAGTAACTTCGGTACATGCATTACGAAGGGTTTCATTCTGCTTGTCTCCAAAGTTAAAGCTAAATCCGGGTTCTGCTGTCTCTAGAGCCTGTCGTACATTCTTCTTAAAGACTTCATTGTTTTCCAACCCACCGACAAGAGATGCATCATCATAGTTTACAGAGATGTTAGTCATGTCTAGTGGGGCAGAAGCATTGAAGTCCTTAAGCTTCATTGCTTTGATATCATCTGACCAATTCTTGATTGTAAGGAACTGGTTAATGTCTTCGTGCTGCCAGTTGAGCGAGGCGTAGATAGCAGAACGTCGTGAGCCTCCTTGCATGACCCCGCGCCCTGCCTCATTAATCATTTGCATAAGGGGGATTGGTCCTGATGCTTTTCCTCCTGTCTTACTAAGAGGGCGTCCTTTAGCTCGCAATCTAGAGTAATCAATACCAATACCGCCACCAGTCATCAAACAGGAGACTGAACGTTGCATCAGTGCTGCCCACTCTTCTCTAGAGTCCTCTTCAGCACGTAACAAGAAACAATTATTAAAGAAGCTATGTCCACGACCACTATACCAAATGTAACGACCGCCTGGAAAAAAGCGTTGTTCTTTAATATGGTTTTCCAACTCAACCAAGTCTTCTTTAGACATAAGTGAGTTTGTTGTACCAAAACGTGTACCACAAACATCTTCTACAATGTCATGTGCCCGTTGTGCCCATGTCTCACCCTCAAACTTAGCATACTTTGTCTTGAAAATAGTCTCTGCAAAACTATTACGAAATTCACTCATAATTTTCCTATTTTTACAGGGGGTTTATTACTTCCTGTGATTTGTTCTATTTCTTGTTGTCGTTTATCTTGTGCCATACGGCATAACTCACATTGCCCTTTACGCATCCACATATTATGAGCTGGGCATTTACGTGGGTCTTTTATCATAGGTGTCTTGGGTTGGATACTCTTCGGGTATTCGCTCATATCGTCGCAACTCTTTCTCTACCTCTTCCTCTGCTATTTTACGCAAGAGGTAATGTTTATTGTAATGCTGGTTCTCTAAGGCAATAGTTTCTGCTTTTGTACGTGTCTTCATGTGCAGGATTCTCTAAGCTCTACTTGAAATTCAGTAATCTCTTCCTCGAATTTATCAATGATGTCAGCCAAATCATAACCCAAGATGTCTAGAAACTCCATGACATCTAGGTTATGTACAATGAGGGTCTTTAGTTCATCCACCACGCCGTTTAATCTCCAAGTCAAGATACCAACGAGCTTTCTCCAAATCCTCAATACCATTCTTCAAGTCAGCCCTCCAGATATATTTCATTGCATTACCTAATACAAAAGGCATGTGTTGTGTAATAGTGATACACTCGATTCCACTCGGGTGTGAAGTATAATGCTTAGGGTGTTCTACTGGGTCAGGCTGCGTATAGCCATCTTTAAGATAATGTGCTTTGTCTACTTCTGAAATCATGGATATTTCTTATTAATATAGGATAAGGAAACTGGCATCAAATCAAACTCACCATCTTTAACATCATGCAACATCAAGAAACCACGCCAGTGTTTGTTACCTTGTGAACTCATGTAGTCCTCATTGTGTTCGTAACACGAACCTGCAATGATTGAGGTTAGGTTACGTCCTTCTGCATTGTAAGCTGTAGCGATTTGTAAGCCTTGCTGATGGCCCTGAATACATGACATATGCTTCTTTGCAATACAAGCGGAAGCAGTTGTGACAGGACGACCCATGAGGCCCGTGGTAAAGTAATGGCTGTAAGCAATACCGTCAATAACAATAACGTCAAGAAATGGTACAACCTTCCAACCATACCCAACATAACCAAGAGCATCCACTGTAAGGACGCCTTCAAGTTTAGAATCATCGTTGACAGCACGGTTGATACGGTTCTCATGGTTACCTAACGTTAGCACCATCTCAGGATGATACTGTTTCTCCTTGTTACGTTTAGCCTTAGCATTGAACTCCCACATAGGGCTTAGGAGGGCTTCCATAGCTGCATGGGAAGCTGCAATGTCCTTAAGGTAGCGTTTACCCTCAAAGCTCTTCTTGCCCACATCGTAAGACGAGAGGCTCGGCATGTCAGCAAAGTCCCCTAGGCAAATAAGCTTATCAGGCTTCTTCTCTACAATGTAACGTCCAATCTTGTTAAGGTAAGTAAAATTGACACCATCCTTAGCTTGAACGTCCGGTAGTACTAGATGTTTCACTGAAGATTCTCCGGTGTTTCGTGCATCTGCTCTGGTGACACTACTTTAGGTTTAACAAGACCTCGTACAATTAGTTGATGTAGTCCTAGGGTCAGGATGGCATCCAACTCTACACCCTCAATTTCTCCGTTAAACTTAACGGTACCTTCTGCTGTCTCATAACTTTTATTTATTTGCATTCTTTTTTTCTTGTTTTTCTTCGTTAGTCTTTTTCTTGTGGCAGGTTAGACATAGCACCTGCAAGTTATCCTTCTCACAATAGAGTTTGTCAATGAAATCATCCCATGACTTGAATCCTTTACTAGGACTCACTACAGGATTGATGTGGTCTACTTGAACATCTTTAGCAGGAAACTCCTCACCACAACCATTACAAAGGAAGTGCTGTGCAAGGCGTCCTGTCTTGCTGTTCACTCGTTTCTCTGTCTTAGCTGCATTCAATGTTTCAAACTTAGGGGGCCACCGTCTAGCACCAGATCGTAATGTACTGGTTACAAAGCTACGATAGCGACCTTCTGTCCAATTACCTGAGTTCCATTCTTTACGTTTTGCCAACAGGGAACTCCCACAATTCATCTGGATAACGTTGCATCCACAAACACCGGCCATTCATGAGAAGCCTATCATCGTCGTTGTATAATTCACGAACGTAATTGAAGATTGCTAACTCATCACTTGCCAACTCTTGCATCTCATGCTGCATACCCTCTAACTTCTTGGGTATTGTTTGTCTAGCGATTCCGTCGAATCCAAAGATGTTGTCACTCTTGTCCCCCATGATGAACTGCCAGTAGAAGTTGAACCTACCTTCAATGGGGGATATTGTCCGAAACTCTTGTTTAACGAAGTTATAATGCTTACCAGTGACCTGAAGTAGGTCTTTATCCAGCGAACAAATGATGGGTTCTTCATTAATATCCATTTTTATTAACTGACATAAGTAGAAGCTAACAATAGTTTTGTTTGGGCTATAGCTAAAAGGTCATCTGCTTCACAACC